CATTGGCAACGACCAAGACAAACACACGCTTGCAATGCTTGCCGACCACATTGACGTTTACGTGAAATGTTCTGAAGCAATTAAAAAGGGCGGGATTATTTCCAAATTTAATGGCGGTTCAACTGTGGGACCGAATCCATATTTGTCGGTGCGTAATAAAACAATGACGCTCATAATCCAAATTATGAATGAACTAGGGTTAACCCCACGCAGTCGTTTGTCATCCGGAAAAGCCGAAAGCGACAGCCCCGTGGCTCAATTCCTTAAAGGTCCTTTTGCCAAATGAATTACCAAGATGGCGTTGCTTATGCGCACGCAGTATCCAAAGGCGAGGTCAACGTTTGCAACGATGTACGCCTTGCGTGTCAGCGATTTATCAACCAATTGGAAAACAAAGAATGGGAATGGTTATTTGACAGCCGCGCACCCGACCATGTATTGCAGTTTGCGGCAACGTTGCGTCACACCAAAGGACCACAAGCGGGAGATTCCGTAGTATTAGAACCTTTCCAAATTTTGCTAATTTGTGCCATTTACGGGTTCAGAAGCAAAAAAGATATTTCCAAGCGCATGGTCACGGATGTGATTTTGTTCATTCCAAGAAAGGCTGGAAAATCGACGCTAACGGCAGTTTTAACGCTGTATGAACTTTTATTTGGCGAAGCGGGTCCCGAAGTGTTCACTCTTGCCACAAATCGGGAACAAGCGACCATTGTGTTTGATGCCGCAAAAGGGTTTATTGAATCCATGCCACGCGAATTGGCAGATTTATTTAACCCCAGTAAATACACAATTGGCAAAAAAGGCGATACGCAATCAATGTTTAAAGCGTTGAGCCGCGACACAAAAAAATCAGGAGACGGAAAGAATCCATCCACAGTTGTTGTTGACGAAGCCGCCCAAATTACCGACCGAAACGCCATTGAGGTATTACACTCGGGTATGGTGGCTAGACAAAATCCACTCAGGGTGTATATTACAACCGCCTCGTTCACGAAGGACACCAAGTTTTATGAGGACTTGTCCATGTATCAATCGATGCTTCGTGGCGAGGCGACTGATAACCCCCGATGGTTTGGATTGATGTACGGGCTTGATTTAGGCGATGATTGGCGCGACCCCGTTAATTGGGCAAAGGCAAACCCAATGCATGGCATATCCGTGTTTGAAGACGCAATTGCCGCACGCGCAGAAGAAGCCAAACACAAACCAGCCGCATTAAATGAATTTTTGTGTAAAACACTAAACGTGTGGGTATCGGCAAATGCCGCTTGGGTGGACAGGCAACATTGGGATGACACCAAATGTATTATTGTTGAACCACGCAAAGACCCCGAAGCGGTGTTTATTGGGTTTGACTTGGCGGCTACGCGAGATTTAAATGCCGTGTGTACGTTAAAGCGTTTTGGCGAATTGGATTACGAAGCCGAATGGCAATTCTTTTTGCCGGAAGATTCGCTTACATTTATTCCAAAACATTATTTGGATATTTTCCAAGTTGCAATTTCCACGGGCATTTTAAAATTAACCGAAGGTAACGTAATGGATGACCGCGAAATCAGCGAATACATCATCAATCAACAATGCCAAAAATACAATGTCAAAGAAGTTGGGTATGACGCTTACAACGCCGCCAGTTTGGTTGCACGTTTGCACGATGCCGGCATACCAGTTAAAAAAGTTGGGCAAGGCATGGCTGTGTTAAACAACCCAAGCAAATACATTGAGAAATTAATTCTCAACAAACAAATTAAACACGACGGAAATCCGTTTGTTGGTTGGCAATTAGGCAATTGCGAGTGCTACACGGATATAAATGGTAACATTAAGGTACGCAAGAACGAAGCAGACAAATCCGCAAAGGTTGATGGAATCATATCTATGATTATTGCGGCACATTGTTCATTGGATAACCCGTATGTAAGCGATAGTTTTGGATTTCGTTCGTTTTAATGTAGGATTGCCAAAATTTAGGAGAAAAACATGGGTATTTTCGACATTTTCGCTAAGAAAAAACAAAATTTAAACGAATCTAATACCGTTCTTGGCCAGTTACAACTGGGTAACCAAGTAATAATGGGGCAGAATCGCCAACAGCCCACCCAACAATTACTGTATGTAACAACGTCTAGCACGACAACTGCGGGTCGTGTATTGGATATGTCAGCGTTAACGCGCAATTCCACTGTGATGGGATGCGTTGGCGTAAAGGCTCGGGCATTGTCTCAATGCGGTATTTCCATCATGGCAAAGAACAAAGATGGCGCATTAGTCGATGCTTTGCTTGACCCTAGCATTGGTGCACGCGATAAAAGCAAAGCGCAACAAGTTTTAAACCTATTACAAAATCCAAACAATTTCCAAAGCGCATACGAATTTTGGTATCAATGGATGATGTGGCAAGACCTTGCCGGTGAATGTTTTACGTTGTGGTGGCGTAAAGACCAAAAAGATTCGATACAAACTCCAATTGAGATGTATAACATCGATGCAACATTGGTAACAGTCAAGTTGAATCCGGGAAATTACCCATCCTACGTTCTGAGTTCGCCATCATACGGATTTAGCAAAGACACGCCTTTGGATTCGCATCAAATCATGCACATTAAAGAAGCGGCATGGCAAGGTTCGTCAGGTTTTAACAAAGGCATTTTGGCTACGGAATTAATTGCGCTTGACCAAGACATTGATATTTACGCCAATTTTATTATGCAAAACGGAGCAAAACCCTCCGGAATATTTAAAACTGACCAAGTAATTCCTGATGCTAAATATAAGGAAATTGCCTCGCGTATTAAGGAAACTTGGAATCAAATGACCGGCAGTCGTGGCGCAGACCCATCAAAAGCGGGTCAAGGTATGTTGCTTGACCAAGGCATGACGTACGAAAGCATTGAAATGCTTAATTTACAAGACGCGGATGCGGCTAAGTTAAAAGAGCAAACAATGAAACGCATTTGCGGTGTGTTTGGCGTGCCACCAGCAATGATTGGAATTGCCGACCAAAAATATAATAATACGCAAACAATGTTGGATGAGTTTTATAAAACCGTGATGTATCCGACGGTAATTAGCGTTGAACAAAAGTTAAAACAGCATTTGTTTAAAGGCTATCCAAATTTGTGCGTACGCTTTGACACCAAAGATTTTTTAAAGGGCGCACCGCTTGACCAAATGAATTTTGTGACAGCGGCGGTTAAATCAGGCATCATGACACCCAATGAAGCGCGAGAATATTTAAATATGCCTATTATTGATGGCGGCGATGTACTACAATCGAGTGGCTCACCAGATAAGCCTATTGCGGGGACATCGCCACAAGATACAGGCGGTGGTGGCGGTAATCAAACGCGCAAAATGAATATTGGTACAACATGATTGCAAAAAAACTTGCAATTTTGGCTTCACAAATTAAAACGAGTGGTGTTACACTCGGCACAATAGAGAAGCCCCACAAGATAAGAGACGACAATCAATCTATCCACAATGGGGTGATAAATGAAGAATTACACGCTAATTTGCGAAGCGCAAGTCCAACTAGCGACAAGCGCAAACGAGGCAGAAAATCCATCCGGAATGATGGAAGCCCGAGTGACAACTTGGGGAGCACGCGAGGGTGCTGACGGTCGCAAGTTTAATTATCAGCCCGAAGGCTTTATGGATTGGGCTGAAGCGTTTAATTCCGGCGACAAACCATTACCAATGTTTCTTAATCACAATGACCTTGGTATGCCAATGGGTCAATGGGATTCATTTGAGTTTGACGACAAAGGTATGACTGCAAAAGGTCGTTTGTACACAAACACTGTTGGCGGTAACGACCTATACCAAATTTTAAAAGAATCTCCCAAGATGTTTGGCGGTGTATCCGTTGGCGCATACGCTGACGAGGCACAAATGGTTGACGCGGCTGGAAACCCTGTTGAAGATGACGATGAAGAATCTTATTTTCAAATTACCAAAGGCGGTTTGCGCGAAGTGTCCGTGGTGATGTACCCAAACAATCCCAATGCGGAAATTAACAAATTGGAGATATTCAGCCCCGAGGGTGCGCTGAATATCCGAACAGTCGAAAAGACCTTGCGTGAGGCGGGTCTGACTCGTAAGGATGCGACCACCGCATCTTTGGTATTCAAGAAAGCAATGGAACAGCGTGAGGCAGTTCAGAAGCCAATTGAATCTCTACCAACTCAGGGTGAGCCTGATGCGGTGGTAAACGAAGCCGACGCATTGCTTGCCGCTTTTGAAGCGCGTGAGTTGGTGAAGGCACTTGAAAAACGTATCTAAAGGAAATTATTATGTCTATGGATAAAGTACTGGAAAAAGTTGACGCGATTGCCGTGTCAAACGAATCCAAAATCGAAGCGGTGAAAGCCGAAGTTGCAACCACTGTGGAATCCGCAAAAGCCGAGTTGACTGAAAAGTTTGCCGCTTTGGAAGCCAAAGTTTCTGCTATTCAAATCCCTGAGTACATTCGTACACCACACAAAACTGTTCGCGGTGACGTTAATCGTCGCGTGCGTGAGCAATTGGCTTCCTTTACAAAAGGTAACAGCCGTGTTCAAACAGAATTAAAAATGTGGGAATCCGATGACCAATATCAAGCGTACATGACTGAGGCATCAACCCTCACAGGTTCCGGTGCTGGCATTGGTGGTCGTACAGCGTATGACCCCGTGTTTCACAAACTGCGTTTGATTAACCCAATGCGCGGCGTGTCACGTAATGTTTCTACTGATGGTTCATCCTACCAGTTTAGAGCAAAAACGGGCAACGCGGGTGCGGCTTGGGGATATACAATCCAAAACAACGGTGCGGCTACAACTGAAGCCACATCTATTTGGCAATTGAATATGCAAGACATCAACGTTCAGTTCCCTATCCGTACTGCGGCTTTGGATGACATTGATGGTTTAGAAGCCAACGTCGTTGACGACATGCTCCAAGAATTTTCGGAGCAAGAAGGCTTGTCAATGATAAAAAACAACGACCAAGCCGGTTCAACCACCACAGCATACGGTGCGACGAATGGTTTGCGAGGTTTAAATCAGTACGGCGGTGCTAATGCTTCATACGCGAGCGGCACTATCAGTACAGCGGAACTGCATCAACCAATGGTTTGCACAACATTGCAACATACGACCAAGTAACCACAAACGGTGGCACTGCTTCCAATAATGTGACATACGGTGATTTAATTACATTCATTCACTCATTGCCACAGCAATATTGGTCAACTGGTAATTGTTTTGTTATTAACCCATTGATGCTTGCTGGCATCCGTGGTTTGGTTGATGACAACGGCACACCAGTGTTTGAACGTATGTCTCCGCTAATCTATGATGGCATTGTTGGCAAATTACTCGGCTTTGATGTGGTGACTAACTCCTACTTAAATAGCCCTGTGTCTGTTGGCGGTGGTGGTTCTACATCGTTGTACCCAATGTACTTCGGTGATTGGAATCGCGGTCATACAATCGTAGACAGGTTAAACATGGTTCTACGTCGCTACGAACAAACGGCTCCCGGATTTATCACATTTTTTGGAGAAAAAAGATTAGCCACCAGCGTGGTCGATCCTTTTAGTATTATTCGTTATCGTTCAACTGCTACTGGTTACGACGTATCGTAAGACTGAAGGGGAGGGGTAAAACTCTCCCCTCTTTTAATCTTTAAGGAATTATCAAAATGAGTGCAAACCAAAGAATTTTAGACGGCATCAAAAAAGCAATTAACGAAGGCGGTAAAGTCACCATTGATTTGCGTGAAGCCTCGACAATTACTGGTTCGGGTCTGGACATTGGTGGTCGCACTTATTTTGATGATGCTTTTACGGCATTGCGTCTTGCAAACCCTTTCCGCATGGGTTCACGCAACATTAAAACCGAGGATAGTTCGGCTGTGCAATTTGTTGCCAAAACCGGTAACGCAACAAGCGCAAATCCATGGGACCCTAATGCAACGCCTGACACGGGTTCACCAAACACCGCTACGTCGTTTTGGGTAATGCCCACACGCATTATTGCCGCAACTTTGCCCGTTCGTATTGCCGCTATGGATGATATTAACGGCTTGCAAGATGCGTTGTTGACAGACCTTGCGTTGGAATTCTCCCAACAAGAAGGCGCGTCAATCGCTACAAACAATGACCAAGCGGGTTCAACAACAACGACAACAGGCGCGACTTATGGTTTGCGTGGTTTAAGTTCATACACAAGCGGTGCAACAGCCGCGTTTGGTTCAAGCGGTACTGCAATTACAAATGGCATACACACGTTGGCAACTGTATCTCTTGGCGGTGTTGCTGTAACGTACAACAAAATTGTTGACATTGCAAATGCATTGCCAGCGCAATATTGGTCATTGCCAACTACGGCGTGGCACATGACACCAACAATGATTCAAACATTGCTC